GCCAAGATGGAAGATAAGGCTAAAGCAGAAGAAGAAGAAAAGAACAAAATCAAAGCCGAAGCAGAAGAAGAAGACTGTAAAAACATGCTGAATAAGTTTGTTGAATCGGGCCGCATTAAAGCTGATTCGGTTAATACCTGGGTCGATACCTTCAAAACTATCGGCAAAGAAAAGGTTAAGAATCTGATTGAAGCGTTACCGGTTAACAGAACCGCTACAAAGATTGAAGTTTCTGCCGTTTCTAACGAAATGAAGCTGACCAACGTAGCCGCAACCGCAATGGCTGATTTGAGAAACAAATACGCCGGTAAATAATTAGTAAACAAAAAGTAAAACCATAAAGCAATGTCAGAAGCATTAAACATACAAGACACCAGCTGGTCAGGCCCTGCCGCAAGTTACATGATAACTCGTGCGGTTGTCGGTGCTGACACAATCGAAAAAGGTTGCATCTACGTAGAAGATGGCATCAGAAAGAAAAAGACTATTCCAAGAATCGAAGTTACCAACTTCATACAAAGACGTGCAGCCACCCCAACATCACAGGGAACGGTTAACGTTGATGGCCGTGTGTTGGCTCCGAACGATTTGATGTTGTATTACGAGTTTAACCCTCGTGATTATGAACAGCACTTCTATGCTGAGCAGTTACAACCTAAACTGTTAGGCCGTGAATTGCCGGTTACTGCCGAGAACTTCATGATGATTCAGACAATGAAGCGTCTTAATGAATTCTTCGAAAACGCTATCCACCGTTCACGTATTCAATACGCACCGGATGGCTCAAATGTTGACCCTACAACTAAGGGAGAAACAGCAGACGCAGCAAACTATTTCTATTTTGATGGTTTGATTAAGAAACTGTTGGATGCAGCGAGCGACCCAACATATCCGACATTGACCGTAGCTACGCCGGTAGCACTTACCGCATCGAATATCCGGGATAAATTCGCGGCTGCCCTTGCAATCGTTCCTAAAGCGTTGTTAGGCCGTTTCGGTAAAGGTGGGTTGAAGTTTGTTATCTCTTACGCTGATGCACAGAAATACGCTGAGGCACTAAGAACTGACACATACAAAAACACCCGTTCGGATGAAAAAGCCTATGACCAATTCAGAGGTTATGAGATCGAAATGGTTGCCGGTATGCCTGAGAATACTTTTTACTTGGCCATTCAGAAGCCCGATGTTGATTCAAATACCTGGTTAGGTATCAACTCAACAGAGGACAACCAATTGCAATTAATGAGATTGCAAAACAACTCTGAATTGTTCTTCGTAAAAGGACTTTTCAAAATGGATACCCAAATCGGTTTCCCTGATCAGTTTGTTCTTTATTCAACATTAACCGCTTAAATTTTAGAAGCAATGAGAAAAATAATTTTCGCCATACTATTAGCAACGTTTGCCATAGCAGTAAACGCGCAATCTTCAATCCCCCGCACCGGCAATTTGCCGGGGCAGGATAATTCATACCGTGTGTTAACCGGTGCTTACATTCTTTCAGGTCAGGATGCAGTGGGAACCGATACCGTTAAGTTGGTTCCGATTCAATACCATACTACTATCGCAGTAGATTCACTTTTGGATAGCGTTTCTTATAACGTTACCTCAGTGAAAAACAGCTATTGCGGAGATGAAATCGTATTCTTAGTTACCAATACTTCAACCGGTAAAGCAATTAAATGGGCTGGGCCAAATTGGGCACCGGCAGTAACCACCACCGGCGGCACATTTTACCCAACAGCATCCCGCAGGTCTACAATTAAATTTGTATTTGACGGTGTAAAATGGTGTGAAGTAGGTAGAAGTCAAGACTAACAAAATGACCATTCACGAAGAATTTGCGAGCGTTATTTGGGGCGGTTTACAACATGTGCAGACTGTATGGGTTGACGAAGATGGAGGAGTCCACTTAGTTGAACGTAAAGATTGCGTAAGGGTTGACCGCCCCAATACAACCGCGAGCGAAGTCGAACTAAAACCAAAAAAGAAAAAAGACAATGGCATTAGGTAATATCACATTCGTAAAAGGGCAGGGCGGTTTAGGCCGTCCGTTGACCGGCGAAGATTTCATTTCTGGTTTGTGTGTATATACCTCAAATGGAACTTTACCTTCCGGTTATTCAACTTCTGCCCGCATAAAGTCTATTGGCTCCGTTGCTGATGCTGAAAATTTAGGCATTAAGAACGATTACAGCGATGCAACCGCAGCCAAAGCAACTTACGCTATATCTGCCGCAGGCGCAGCCGGTAACACGGTTCAAATTAGCTGCAAAACGGTAGATATAGTCACAACTAACAATATACAGTCAATCGGATTGGTTACGGTTAACCTGGGAACATATACATTGGTTACTGCCGATGTGGTTTCTACAACTACTGCCGCCGCCGCACTTGCTGTATTCATTAACTCAGGCACATACAGCCACGGATTCAGCGCAACCGCAGCAACGGGAACGCTTACGATCATCTTCCCTAAATCACAGGGAACAGCACCAAACGGAACAAACACGATTGTCGGTTCTACTCCGGTAGTAGTTACCAAAGTGGGAACCATTGCGGGAACATTAACGCAACCTGCATCGGCTACAACCGGCACACAATCACTACAAGCTGTTTGGCATTATCATATCTCTGAATTTTTCCGCATACAGCCTCAAGGCCGTTTATTTGTTGGTTTCTTCGCTGTTAATTCGGCTTACGATTTCAGCGAGTTAACTTTGATGCAAACCTATGCAACCGGTAAGATTCGCCAATTTGGTATATGGTTAGATGGTGGACAATGCCATGCTTTCACTACCGGCGATTTAACCGCTATCCATGCAGAGATAGTGAACAACTTAGATGCCAATCATCAGCCATGTTCCGCACTATACGCAGCCGATCTATCAACCACCTCCGATTTAACCACGTTAACCGACCTGAATACGCTAACAGCATATAAGGCGAGTGCGGTAATCAGCCAGGACGGTGCAAATCATGGCGCGTTCTTATTTTCAACATTTGGCTATTCCATTACAACGTTAGGCGCGGCACTTGGTGCGGTATCTTTGGCCTCTGTAAGCGATTCGATTGAGTGGGTGGCTAAGTTTAATATCAGCAACGGCACCGAGTGTGATACCCCGGCATTTGGTAACGGTCAACTGTTAAGCGCACTTTCACAAAGCACATTGCAAACTTTGGATGGGCTGCGTTATATCTTCTTGATTAAGTATGTAGGTCAGGCGGGCAGCTATTTCAACAACAGCTATACAGCCGTTGCAAGCACATCTGATTATGCTAAAATCGAAGGAAACAGAACCATTGACAAAGCTATTCGCGGTGTGTATGCTGGCCTGTTACCGGCTTTAGGTTCACCTATCGTATTAAACAGCGATGGCACATTGACTGATACTTCAGTTGCTTACTTTACTTCACTGGCTGAAGTTAATTTAACGCAGATGAAGCGCGATGCTGAATTGTCATCTTTCAAAGTAACCATTGACCCTACTCAAAATGTATTGTCAACAGGTTTATTGATTGTAGCCGTTCAGTTGTTGCCGGTGGGAGTTGCGAATAACATACAGGTAAATATTGGATTTGTAACCTCAATAAGTTAAGACAATGGCAAATACACCTTTAATAAATGGAGTGAATTACAGTTGGGCTAACATCAAACTTGTTTTGTTTGGTGTTCCGGTTGTAGGCATTACCAAAATCGAATACAAAAAGAAACAGAAGAAAGAAAATCACTACGGTATGGGAACAGAACCCGTATCGCGTGGTTACGGCAATGTTGAATATGAAGGGAAGATTACACTTTATAAAGACGAGTGGAACGCTATCATTGCAGCATCAGTTAACCGTGATCCGTTGGCTATTGATTTCTTCGACATACAGGTATCGTTTAGCGGCACCAGGGTTGCAACAAGTTTAGACGTGCTTCACGCATGTGAGTTCTTGGAAGACCCGTTTACCATTGGACAGGGAGATACAAAAGTAATGATTGACCTGCCTTTGATTATCGGCAGTATCGAGCATAAATATTAATACTTGGGTGGTATTAGTTTGGGTTATAGGGGGCGGTATTTTACCGCCTCTTTTTATTTAAAAAAATGTTACTTTTGTAAACATGATAGATAACGCAAAATTAGAAGCCACCCGCGAAGCAGCAAGCGCAAAAGTTGCTGAATTAGAACAAAGATTTTCATGTAAGGTTCACCCGTTAGTTTTCGGTGTTCCCGAAACCGGCGAGATACTTGTCGGATATTTCAAAGAACCGCCACGGACTGTTAAGATGCGTGTGATGGATAAGGGTTTAACGCAACCATTTACAGCAGCATCCGATATTGTTGATGCTTACATGATAAAAGAAGAATCAGACCCGCGTATATATTCAGATGAACCGAAGAATGATAATTTTTACATGGGTGCATCATTGGCGGCCTATGAAAGTATCAAGCTGGCGGTGAATATGTTTAAAAAAAAATAGTTGACGCGGTTATAACTGAGGAAAGCGATGATGTTACGCAGTGGGAAGCATTGGTTCAATATCACTTCAAAGTTGACCCGGATAGCTTAACAGATGAACAATTGGCAACATATATCGGACGATTAAGATACGCACTACAAAAAACAGGACAGTGGAATGAGTGATGGTAAAGTTGAATATACCCTTAGTTTAAAGGACATGCTAACGGCTAAATTGCACGAAGCTGACGAGGCTGCGGAGCAATTAGAAACGACTATGGGCATGGTCGAAAAAACATTAGGCGCGCTTGGTATCGGCTTTGCGATATTTGAGGGCATTGAGTTCTTTAAAGGCGGCATTGAAAAGGCGCATGAACTACACACCGCCGAAGTTGCATTGCAGAACACTATGGAGAATATGGGCACGTATTCTGAGGAAGCATTTGAGAAGATGGTAAACGGGGCAAAGGAATTATCAAAAGGCGTTCTTTATTCCACTGCCGACATCGTTAAATTACAATCTCAATTGGGCTTAGTTGGTAGTATTGGCGAGGAAGAAATGCAAAGAATTACAAAGGTTAGTGCTGATTTAGCTACTAAATTAACTATGGATATTGGCGCCGCCGGTAATATGCTTGCAAAAGCTATTAATGCACCTGAAATGTTGCGTAGTTTGGGTAAGCAGTTAAAGATTGATCCATCAGTGCAGGAGCATTTACAAGACCTTGCAAAAAATGGGCATGAGGCGCAAGCAAGACTTGAATTATTGGCAATAGTAGAAGGCAAAGTAAAGAACGCAGCAGAAGAAGCGTTTAACGCCGACCCATTAGCGCAATTCAACAAGGACATGGGCGCGGCTCAAAAAACCATCGGCGAAATAGGATTGGAAATACTTACTACATTAAAGCCAATACTGACCGACATATCCAAGGGTTTTAAGGATGGGGCGGAATCTGTTAAAACATTTATTCACTGGCTAAGAGAAAATAAAGCCGCATTGGATGGGGTAAAGGTTGCAGTATCTCTTACATTGGGCGTATTTGCTTTATATGAGGGCTATTTGGCAGCTATCGCAATCAAATCAGCGTTAGCATCGGCAGCTACATTTGTGCAATCAATAGCAGTATTTGGTTTGGCTGGAGCATTTGAATACGTGGGCATATCTGCTACGGTCATGTGGGGGGCGATTACGTTAGGCGCGTCCGTTGTTATTGGCTTGCTTGTTGCGTTGTATGAACATTCATTTAGATTTCAGGCAATGATGGCTGGGGTTGGTGCTTTTGTGGGTGGAGTTTTTGAAACATTAGGGCATATGGCAATGGGTTTCTTTCATATACTTGAAGATATATTAACAGGTAAGTGGAATAAAGTTGGTGGCGATTTTGGCGGTATTATTTCAGCCGCCGAAGAAGGATTTACAAAAGCAGCCATTGCTGGGAATAACGCATATACAAGCACCTTGGCAAATTTAAATAAGGAGGCTTGGGATAAGAAAAAGGTAGTTGCAACAGGCAAAGAGGGTAAGGCTGGGGCGGCGGGCGCAATAGCCGACATTGCACCCGACAAAGCCAAAGGGGCGCACAGTATAACCGTTACGATGAATATCAATAAAATGATAGACCATTTCAGCGTAAACAGCACCACAGTAGGCGAAAGCGCGGCAAAGATTAAAGAGCTGGTGGCCAACACACTTTTACAGGCTGGCAATGATGCAATAATGAGAACGGGAGGGCATTTATAATGGCAGATAAATTTCACATAGGATTACCAAATGAATTAACGGCACCGGTTGAGAAGCTGGCTTTATTTGCCGGTGTTCTAACTGTGCAAATCATCAACGCAAAGCGGCTGGCGCCAAAGAATAACCCCTATGATGGCTCAGTTGAATTAGCAGCAAGCAACACACAGCCAAAAGATGAACCTATCGGCATTGGCAGTTTAGGCACACCAATTTACACCGACCTTACAATATTGGGTTGTTCATACATTGACAACATTACGGGGCGGAAGGTTAATCTTGAAAACGATATGTATCGTAGCGGCGGTGCAACGCAATCAACGGCGGGCAATCAAATCGGTATCGGCGCGGCATTTTATATGAACTTCGAAAGCGTATTGATAACAGTTGACCAGCCTATCAAAGTAATCAAAACAGAGATACAGGGGCGCGATGGAACAGTTAAGGAGTATATTGGGCAGGGCGATGCGGATATAGTCATAAACGGCTACATAACGGGCAAAAATGGTGTATATCCGCGTGAGCAGGTTAAGAAGTTTCAAAGGTGGCTCGATGCACCGGTAGCGAAAGAAATAACTGCGTGGTGGTTGGAGAATTTAGGCATCTCGCATATTGTAATTGAATCTTACAGCTTCCCCCAGGTGCAGGGCGGTTATTCATATCAGATGTTTACAGTTAAGGCGGTAAGTGATACACCTGTTGAATTGAAAATTACACAACCGGCGCAATGATATGGCAAAGAGTTACATGTTTAGATGCTATACCCTTGTTAAGTTTCAGCAGCGACCAAATAAAGGGGATTTAACGAGAAACAAAACGTTTCACTTTGACTTCGTGCATGAATTTGAGGCAACAAATACATGGGTGAACCTTACTAATACTCTAAAAATTACATTCCCCAAAAATATCTACGTAACCGATTCGCTGGGAAATAAGGTATTGTTGGGCGGCACCAATAGCCCGGTGCAGGTAAATGAACTATTCCAGCGCGGGGATGCGGTGGAGTTGACTTATGGCTATTACACCTATGACGAGCAAGGAAATCAGCATTTAGAACTACCCAACGCCCCGATATTTCAGGGGTTCATAGCTAAAGTAACGAGCAAAAAACCGATTCAATTAGAATGTGAGGATAATATGTGGGTATTAAAACAAGTGCCCGCAAAGCCTCAGACATGGCCCAAGATGGGAACGGTAGAAAATTTAATGCGCTCATTATTGGCCGGTGTAACCGTTTACGGTGGCGAACAGATTACAGTTAACGCATTAACCGAAACAACCATAGGCAATTTTGTTATTCAGAATGAATCGGTGGCGCAAATCATTATGAGGCTTCGCAAGGACTATCATTTAGAGGCTTATTTTCGCGGGGCAGAACTTCGTATTGGTAGCATCGTTTATGTGCCTACTGACGCTGTAAAGCATAATTTCGTATTTCAGCAGAATATTATCAGCGATTCATTAGACTTTCAACGGAGGGAGGATATTAAACTCTCCATTGTTGCGGAATCAATCAATGTAAAAGATACGGGGAAGCTAAATAAACAAGGGCAGGAGAAAACTAAAAAGGAACGGTTAATGGTTTTGGTTTATCCGGATCAAAACGGAAACTATCTCTATAATGTTAAAAAACAGAATGTAGACTTTCCGGCCAATGACGAGGGCGAACGGAGAAAGATATTTATCAATGATGCAACGAGTGCCTTTGACCTGGCAACACGTGGCGCACAGGAAATGAATAAATATTATTACTCCGGTTTTCGGGGTAAGTTTACAACATTTGCCATACCCTACGTTAAATTTGGAGATTACGTGCGGATAACTGACAGGTTAATGCCTGACCGTAACGGCACATACGTTGTGCGGGGAGTAACTTATAAGGGCGGTGTAAGTGGACACCGGCAAGAGATTACTTTAGATTACCTTGTTTTTGATGCTAACGACAATCCAATCTCATTTCCACCACCTAAATTAGCACCACAATGAGCGCGGAAAGAGATATAACAACCGCCGTGATGCGGATGGCTGGCACTTTCAAAGCCGATACGGTTACAATGTATATCGGGTTAGTTGAGAGTGTGGACGAAAACGCGGGCACATGCTCTGTAAGGGGGCAAAATGATGTTTTAATACCCGATGTAATGTTACAGGCTGCGGTGTGTGACGGCTTGCTTATTGTGCCTGTGGTTGGCTCTACGGTAATGGTAGTAACATCAACCAACAATGACCCGTTTGTTGCTTTATATTCAGACGTAGATAAGTTATATTTGCAGGTAGGTAGTAGTAGTGCGCTATATACCAATGACGGGAAACAGAAGTATAATGATGGCACTTATGGCGGTTGGATAAAAAGTGTTGACCCTAACGACCCAACGAAAGGACTTTTAAAGAAAATAAATCAGTTGGAGCAAGCATTGAATGGGCTTATAAATTATGTGGGGGGATTGCCGATACCGGTAACGGGGGCAGTAAGTGCGGCACCGCTTCCGGATAACGTGCAAGGGTTTTTGATTACACCAATAACGCAACGCTCAGACATTGAATCGGATTATATTACACACGGCAAACCTGACTAATGGCAACACGATTTGATTTAGCGATAGATGGAAATGACCTTGTAATTGACAATAACACGGCAGACTTTATCTTCGCGCCCAGCGATGAACAGCACATTGAAGATACAATTAACGCTTTCCCTGGTTGGTGGAAAGAGTTTCCGATGGATGGCGTAGGTATTGCCGCGTGGTTAGGCGGGCCCGTTGACAAACAGGTCATAGCCAAAAAGATTAGAATTGAATTAGAAAAGGACGCATACACTGTAAATAATCCGAGTATTACCGCTGATACTTCGGGCAACTTAATAATCAATCCAAATGCTACAATATAATTGCGTAAACGGTCAATCTTTTAGTGATGTATGTATGAATACATACGGCACGATGGACTATTATATCAAGTTGCTAACCGATAATAATGTTAGCCCCGAAGACTTACCCTATTCAGGTCAAAAAATGATATGGGATAACACTTTAGTGGCCGACCAATCAATTCTCACTTTAATATCTACAAACAAAATTGTATATTCGACCCTGTTAGGGTTCGGTATACCTGAACAACAATCACCAACTATGGCAAATTACGACCAAATACAACCACAGGCAACATATACCGCAAGCACTGACGGAGAAACAGTTGTAACCCTTACACCATTGCAGGACGGAACTATTATTTCAGTCATTCTTGAAATAAAAACACTGCTCCGCTCACAGTATACTTTTGACGCAACGGTGGGGACAATATCGCTTATCGGTTGCTCACTGGATGCAGGGCAAACCTTATTTGTAACCTACTCAAAACCCACAACTATATGAGATTAATCATTGTATTATTCATTTCTTTTTGTAGCTTATTCAGCTACGCCGATACGGGGCATTATGTTACCGTGGTGCGCGGTTCTCATTCATTTGCCGATAGCTTTTATTTGCCTAATCGCAAAGTAGATACAACCGCTACGGCATTATTGGGGCATAGCGCAACAGGTGCAGTAGTTACTTCGCCTTGTGGGTGCATATTGCATGTAAGAGATTCGATAAGTTCATCGCAAATATTAAATAGCTATACTTCGCCCGTTACTTTGATTGCTGCACCGGGGGCGGGATATTTTATACACGTTATCAATATTTCATCTTACTACATGTATTCTACTGCTTATGTAAGTTCAAATTTAAGCGGTTTGTTCATGGGCGATACTCTGCATGCAAGCACTGCCATAGACATAACAGACCCAACATCAAATCAGTTTATTCTTAATTTGCCGCTATCAAATGTTCAATCAATTACTTTTGCCAATAAGCCGTTAACATTTTACACCCAAACAGCTAACCCCACAACCGGACATGGGTATTTCATTTTTTATATTGATTACATTATCGAGCAATATTAATGCGTTTCACCCTATCAACCCTCTTATTATTCTTAATCCTATTCAGTTCGGCTCAGGTCGTGCAGTTTAGCGGGTATAGCAACGTAACGAAGATAACTTTGTCGGCGGGGATATATACGGTACCAATCAATAAGCACTTCACCCGCGTTGATAGCTTGAGTTTAAGCAGGGTTAAAGTGTTCGATGATAGTAATGATAGTTTGATATTCACACCATCCCAAACGGCTCAATTTACAACACAGGCGGGCTTGTTGGCTTATCTTCGGACGATATTAGCGAATAACTCAGGCGGTGGGGGTGGCGGCACTGGAGCAACGGGTGCGACAGGAGCAACAGGCTCACAAGGCGTAACAGGTGCAACGGGAGCAACGGGCGCGACAGGAGCAACAGGCTCACAAGGCGTAACAGGTGCAACGGGAGCAACGGGCGCGACAGGACAAAATGGTATAACAGGCCCGACAGGAGCCACCGGAGTAACAGGACAAAACGGATCAAATGGAACTAACGGGAACACAGGAGCTACTGGGCCAACAGGCGCAGCAGGTTCAAATGGTAATCAGGGGGTTACGGGAGCCACGGGCAATACAGGCAGCAACGGAAACACTGGCCCAACAGGAGCGATTGGAGTTACAGGTTTGCAAGGCATTACCGGCGCAACCGGTTCACAAGGTATAACAGGAAATAATGGAGCAACAGGTTTACAGGGCGTTACGGGTGCAATCGGAGCTACTGGAAGTGCAGGTGCTAATGGCAATACTGGTGCCACTGGTTTGGCTGGCGCAACGGGTTCGCAGGGGATTCAAGGCATAACGGGGCCAACTGGCAGTCAGGGTGCTACTGGAGCCGTAGGGGTAACGGGAGCAACGGGTGCTAACTTAACGGCCAATATTGGAGAAACTATAATCATTGTTTGTGCAGACCAAACTTACACATCTACGATTACATCTACATGGGTATGGCAAAGCATAACGAGCGGAGCATATGCAGCGCAGATATATAATGCAAATCATAGCAATGGAGATGGCATTACGTGGACGCGAAGTTTTGGCGGTGGCACTTATTCAATGCTTCTTAGTTATCAGACAAACCCCAACAGAGGCAAGTTTGATGTTATACTTGACTATGGCTTGGCGGGTCAGACCACATTGGCTTCAAAAGTTGACGGATATAATAGTTCACTTGTTAACTCTATTGGGCTATTGGGATTTACCGCTTCACCACCACTTTATACAGGGCTTTCTATTCCAGCAGGAACTCATACCATTACAATAATCGTAGATACAAAAAACGCAAGTTCAAGCGACTTTTATGTAACCCCGTCAGCAATAAACTTTGTAAGAACATTATGAGAAAAATACTATTTATAATTCTTACTGTTTTTTATATAAAAGCAACAGCACAGAAATTTGAATGGCGCGTATGCTACCCAGACAGCACCCTTTACAACTTGATAGTTGAGAGGCCAAAAAACATAATTAGGGCCGATGCTTTGGTGAAGAATTATCTAAATGGAGATAGCGCAAAGTTCAGAACATACTTAACAATTTCATCGCAGCCATTACAATTATACGCACACGGGGATAATACCTCTATTGATAGTTTGCTTTGGGTTGTATATCCGAAATCAGCTAATTGGAATAGGGTATTGCGCGATTCGTTGGCGGTTATATTGAAATAAGGTTGATACTATGATACAACTACTATGGATTCGGAAAAAACAAGATGGCTTATATTATGGGTATACAGACCCAACTTTGCCAAGATTCAACGACAGAGTAGGATTTATACCAACAACGTTAAACTATATAAAGTAAGGATATGGCAATCAAGGCAGGATTTAATCAATGGACAGCTAATAATGGCAAGTTCACACTTGTAACAACAGTATTGGTGTTGTTCGTTACGCTGTTTGTATCACCAGTAATCTTCGGCATACCAACGGAGTATTTATCAAGCGATATGAAAGCCTTTTTGCTATTGTGTGTAAACTCATTCGCGGGTTTTTTAAAAGGCGTGGATAAGGTAATAGGAATAGATACTGATTCGATAACTGATAATACCCCTGACAATGCCAACACAGATAAATGAGATTAAAGAAACTATCACATGGATAGGGCGTGGTATTGCATTGTTGTTCATTACGTCTATTTGGAACATGATGCAACAAGACCATGATAAGAATTTAACGCAGGATGGATTGATTGCGAATCATGAGCAACGGATAAACATTCTTGAGAACAGGCGAAAGGAAGTGGCGGTTATGGCGGCACACCTTGAAGCGATACTGCCCGAATCATTGAAGGTTGAAAATAAAGAGGAGGAGAAGAAATGAATTTAACTGGCGTTTTACATTTACTACAAGAGGCAGGGTTCCCCGACAACTCAATAGAGTTCGCACTGGCTCAGGCGTGTTTCGAATCCGGCAGCACTTCTTTCGATAGTGCGGTAGCTTTGGCAGATAACAATTACACGGGCATTAGTTGGGCTAACGCGGGATGGCAGCGCAATGCCACATGCGGAACGAAGATGCCGATTGCTGACAGTCCTACGGGGCACTACGCGCACTTTGCTACACCCCAGGATTGGGCTAATGATTTTCACCGTATTGTTCACGCTCAATTTAGCTGGAATACCGAAGGCAGACCGATTGACGCTACTGACATTGAAACTTATGTTAGGCGGTTAAAGCTGAATCACTATTTCCAAGCTGACGAGCAAATTTATTTGAACGGATTGAAGCACTATTTAAACCTTATCAAATGACAGTTTCGCCATACGAAAGTAGCATCACCGCAGGATTTACCGCACTTGGAGAATGGGCAGGTGTTATCGAGAAATTAAGTCCCGAAATCATTGCATGGATAGCAGCAGAACTACCGATTCATGTTCAGCGCGTAATGGACAGGCGCATACGGATATGTAAGAGGTTTTGCCGCAGAGAGCGATTCTCAAAGGCACTCATAATGTCGCAGATAAGTATTGATTTTAAAGACCTGACAGCAGAACAACAGGCAACCATTTCAACCCTGATTAATTACGAGTTGAATATTAAGTAAGTAACCAATTTAAACAAGTATATGGGATTGACTGCAAACCAACAAGCGATAGTAGACGCTTCAACTAAACTACTTTCAGGTATCTTTTCTTTACTTCCGGCTGATGTTGCATCGGTTGAGGCGGCTGTGTCGGCTTCACTTGGCGCGGCAAATGCTGCTCAGGCTGCTGCGGGTAAAGCTGGATATGCTCAAATTATTGATGATTCTTTCGGACTGGCTGATGCTATCGCCGCCGAAATTGGTAATCAAAAAGTAACCGTTCTTATTGCTGATCTGCAAAAGACGGAACAAGATGCCCTTGCTGGCAAAGTATTTCCTGTAATCGCGGACGTTATCGCTGATTACAAGGACATCAAAGTGTTGGCATCGAAGTAATCATTTTGGTTAGGGCGGCATGACCCGTAAGGAGTGCCGTTCCTATTCTTTTCTTCACTCAACCAACCCAATGGCCTCGAAAACAGACCTTGTTAAGCAGATTGAGCAATTACATAAAGAGGGGCTTACTCCGAAAGAGATAACTGACAAGCTGCATCCGTTATTTAAGGCGCAATGTCCTGAATGGGGCAAACTACACCAAAGAGTTAGAACCGCTATAAATCGGGCTAAGAATAAGCCACAGGAGCAAAATACAGATACCACAACTGAAAAGCACGAAAAGAAGTTTGATGTAAGCGATAACTCGGCTACGTTTGAGTATAAAGGCACCCAACGGATAACCAACTTACAAGAGGCATTAACGTTCAGTAAGGTTGACCTAAACGAATGGGAAGTTGAAAGGCATGTGTTCAACTCTTGGGAGGTTACAATGAAGGGAAAGAACGACAATATAATGACCTCAACCAACTACCAGGTTAAAATATGGTTTCGCCGTCCTAAAAAATCATTACAGGCATTCAAATCTGAATTACTTGATTCAATTAAAGCAATATCCCCGGCTATCAAAACTTACAGCCATCATAAAAGCGATGGTGTGTTATTGGAGATTGACATATTTGACCCTCACTTTGGCAAACTTGCATGGGAACCGGAAACGGGCGAAGATTATGATTTGGCAATAGCCGAAGAAAGATATTTTAACGCAGTTTATGATCTGCTCGAAAAGGCATCGAACTACAAAATAAAGAAGATACTTTACCCTATTGGGAATGATTTTTTCCACTACGATAATTTACAGATAACTACTACGGGCGGCACAAGACAGGACAGCGATAGCCGTTGGCAGAAGATGTTTAGGAAAGGCTCGGAAGTAGCTATAAAGACTGCTGATATACTTTCAAAGGTTGCGCCGGTGGATATTTTGCACTGCCCCTCGAACCATGATGAGCAAACCGGATTTTATCTTGCGGAGGTTATGGGTGCTTATTTCCGCAACAATACGAATGTGCATGTTGATAACAGCGTGAAGGTTCGGAAATATTACCGTTTTGGTAAATGCGGTATTGGTTTCGCGCATGGGCATAATGAGAAACATGCTGACCTGCCCTTAATCATGATGCGGGAAACTCAAAAGGAATGGCATGATGTGGAATTTAGAGAGTGGCACCTCGGACATTATCATACTAAGCGTAATGTGAAATACCTTGCATTTGATAGCCATAAAGGAATTGAAGTAAGGATATTAAGGAGTTTGAGCGCACCGGACGCATGGCATTATGCTAAAGGATATGTTCAGGGACTAAAAGGTGCTGAGGCGTTTATATGGGATGCCGAACATGGCAATATTGCAAACCTATCATCAATACTACTGTAATGGCATCAATATACACCTTCACATTCGAGCCGTCATCTACCAAAAAGATTATTGACAACATCGAAAACAGCGAACCGTTCTACGCCGTGTTAGAAAAGACTTACCCGAAAGCGTTGGCGAAGGTGCTTAAAATGAAGCTACCAGGTATTGATTCTGGCGATGATTTGAAGCTGATAAGTGTGCAGGAGGAGTATGAGGATGACAGCGATACGGAGAAGGTATCGCAGTAATGCGTAATAGTTTATACCCGAAAGGGGTTATTTGCTTAAAATATTAAGCATTTATACCCGATAGGGCTTAATTAATGCGGAGAATGTTGCTAATATCCTCCGCATATGACATGTCCCCGCTTGCATACCATTGACCTGCAAGCGGGGCTTTCTACCTCAACGGAGGTTAGTTAAAAAATTGACTTATCTCTGATAATTTCTACTGCCCAAAATAGCCAACCTATTTCAAGTTGGAAGTAGAAATCAGACCAAAATATATTGATTGACGGAATAAGATAAAGTCCTTTCGTATCTCCTGCGATTGATTGGTGAAATGTTGCTTCAATGTTTTTCATAGTTTAGTTGTTAAGGGTTAGTTCTTGACCTGTCAGGGCGAAGTAAAGGTTTTGGAGTTGGTGGACGTATAGCAATCTTACATCCCCCCAATAATAAATAGATTTATCGCGTTTATTTTCTCTTACACAAAAAAATCCTTCATAGAAAAACTCTCTTTCATATCCCCTTTCTGGTTCTTTAAACCCGAACCTCACCAACCACTCCTCGGATAGCGGGATGCCCTCACAGAATGAAGATGGTAAGGTTAAATTGTCAATACTATTTCCTGACTCTATTTTTTCAACAAAGGACTGCCCCGTTCTATTTCCATAAGGAGCATATACCCTATTCACATAATTTCCGATTCTCAGTTCATTAGCTTTCATGCGGCGGGTTTAGTTTTTGTGAGGTGATTTCGGTGAAGTCTGAATCTGAATAACAGTAAGTATCGGCAGGTAATGTCCAAAACGATTGGTCTGAACTTGCTTGCATAATAACTGAAAATGTAGTTAACCGTTGATACTCAGCAACACACCATCTATTGTCAAACTTTACCCAATAGAATCCGCTTTCTCTTTTCTTGTCGCTCATTTTGCTTGGTTTAATATTTGGGTTAAAATAAAGGTTGCGCCTGAGTGAAAATCTTTATGCCTGCCAAATGCTTTAGATTTTAATATTAAGTGAGCATTGATACTTATCTCCTCCTCACTCGGAATCACCAACGGGGGGGGGAGGTCTGGGTGCTTACAGTTTTTTATTCTTTCATATTGGGCATGATAATTTAGTCCAATAGAGTCTACATATGCGATTAAACATACTCTATTTTGTTCATACAGCAACTCCATCAGCTGCTCCTCGGTGAATAGGTATATCGGTTGTTCTTGTTTAGATTGGCTCATGGGTTAGGGTTTAAGGTTTGAAATTTCTTCTTCCAATTCGCTTATCTTTTCATTGAATTTGTATCCGTCTTTTGTTAACTGCTTGGCAATGGTCGGAACCATAACGCCAAATCCGATTCTAAATGTTTTGGTTACTTCATTCATGGTTGTGGGTTTGGGTTAATTAAGGATGATAGTGCTATAAATATTTGATATGCTACTTGTGGTTGGATAGCGTTTCCGTAGGCATTATTTGACCATTTAAAAAAGGAGTTAATGTCCAGTCGGGAGGAAATCCCATCATAAAATTCAGGAGTAGCGGGTCTATTAGCCCATTCCGTAAGTGTGGAAATGCTATTGGATGCCAGTTCAAACTCTTCCCAATTTTCGCTCCCGATTTTCTTGATTTGCCCCCCCCCTGAATGATTGCCATTGTTTTTGGACTGAATGGTAAGTCCCCAAGGTTTTTGCAAGGCGTGGGCAATAAACCAGACCCTTTCCCTTTGGTGTTCAGCGTTGACGGCGCAAGCTGGAAGTATATACGGCCAGACCTCGTACCCCTCAGCTTCCAAGTCAGTTTGCACTTCGTGGAATACCATCCCTTTGTTCCAATTAACGAGGCCGCTAACATTTTCCCCGATAACGTAGCGTGGCTTAATTTCTCGTATTGCTCTAAGCATTTCGGGCCACAGGTGGCGTATATCCTCTTTGCCTTTTCTAAGGCCGGCAACAGAGTATGGTTGGCATGGGAATCCTCCCGTGAGAATATCAATAGTGTTTGCATATTTTGTAAAGTCTGTTTTAGTTATATCTCCAAATCCCTCTGCTTCCGGGAAGTAATATTTTAAAATCTCTTGTCCAAACTCGTTCCATTCACACCACGCAACAGTTTTCCAACCCATCCAATTCGCTGCGAGGCTAAACCCTCCAATTCCCTCAAATAGCCCTATATGTCTAATTGAATCCATATGTTTTCATTTCGTTTTATTTAGTGGTTAATTAAAGTAAGTGGTCAATTCAAATTCGATGTATTCCTGTCCTTTCTTCACTATCTCTTTTTCAAGGGTCATCTTAAAAATATCGCGGTCATCAAATCCGTATTTCTTGCAAAGAATATCCGTTACCAACTTCTCAGGGTTCAACAAGTCGCTTAACTTATTACTAAACCCAAAGCGATAGGCAATTTGAAGCGGTTTAGCCGGTATCTTAACCTTGGGGAGCAACAGCAGGCAATCGCGCTCAAACCGCTTGTAGTGCGGTGTCTTAAACCTTTGCCCCTGCCAAGCTAAATTTACGGATAGCGGCTTTATGTTTATTCTTGTTGCCATGCTTCTTATTTTATACTCCGTTAATGATTAAAATGGAATCTCAAATTTGGTTATTCCCGTATAGATTCTGCCAATTATCAGGGTCATCTACATTCGGGGCAAACTCCTGCTCCTTTTGCGATATAGTTATATCCTTAACAGGTTCGATGGGTGGTTTAATGCGGGTTGAACCGTATGGTCTTTCGGGTAGTTTCGGGTGAATTTTCTCTAAAGGATTATAGTCGTTTATAGAGTATCTATTTGTTTTTCTGCTAAAGTGAAATGTTTGAACTCCAGGTGTTCCTACTAACTTCTGCTTCTTAATCTTCTTAACGTGTATATCTACCTGAGTGTCGGATGGATTATCTACATAATTCGGACGGTCAATTACAATGATATTGTCCATCTTGTTCGCCCACATTGCCCCACCAGCTATGTCATAAAATTCGGGTATAGGATAACGACCATTTTTATCTCTGCTCATTGATTTTGGGTGTGTGCTTACCAAGTAATGCAAGTCATATTCAATGGCAAATCTTTTACGGTCGCGCAGGAATTTACTTAGGAAAACATCATCGCGATTTCCATAGTCCATTTCAAGCTGATTGTATGGGTCAATAAAACAACCCTTAATCACTTTTTCTTTTATCAGGTGTAAGAAGTTCGCGTCAACCTCCTCCATCGAATGAACCTCTGGGTAAACATAAAAGAAATGCTCTTTAACAAATTTATACCCGCGTTCATATTCTTCCATGCTCATTTGTAATACATCGTAATACGGGTCGGTAGTCTTGCCGATATAGGAATGAATAAGTGAATCGTAAAATTCATCGGCAGGGTAATTTTCAGGGCTAAATACCGCCCATTTCCACCCATCAAATACCGACTTCATAAGCATTAACTGCATACCAAATTCAGTCTTACCAAAATTCGGACGCGCTACGATTAGGGTTATTTCTCCTGACTTCCAAGTGAACCTATCATCAAACTCAATAAAATGTGTTGTAGTGCCGCGTTTTTTACCATGCTTGAAGGTGTGCTTCATGCTATCCCAAATGCCATCAACAGTAAGAACTCCGCTTGATTTAGTTGGGGTCAATATTTCTTTTTCAATCTCATACAATGGCTTTAGCTTACCCGCTTCGATAGCATCCTTTATGCCCTTTTGTGCCGTTTGTAAGTTGGCTATATCCTTTTTGCTTATTTCTGCTTCCAATATCCTTACCGCCTCATGCTCCTCTACCTGACCACTGGCAATATATCCACCCATCAAATAGGCCGCTTTCAGTAGTTCTGAGTATTTCTGCCCCGTAATGCTTTGCCTGATTTTATTAACAGCGATGTTTATTTTAGCATAGTTGGTTCCAGTGGCAATCATTTCGGTTGAACCTGATGTAACCGCCTCTTGTTTTGCCTCAACCTTATCTGTAAACTCGATAGCGTCCTTATTTACCCAAATTTCGCTATCTGCTGACATAAAACAGATTCTTGCAGGATTTATAGACGTTCCATCCAATTCAGGGAAAACGAGTTGTAATGCGTTGTAATGCGCTCGGTGGTCGGCAATGATTGGCGGTATTTTCACAACAGCTTTAACTCCATTTCCTGACGGACTGATAAACGCGGTATAAACAAACGGATATTGTTTTAGCGATTCTTTTTTAGCTACCGAATCTTCAACTTTATCAAAGTCAAGAATAACCAAACCTGAGTGAGATATTTGAGATTTATCTTCACGGCTTCCAAATTCGCCCGAAAAAAGGATGCTCGGAAGTTTCTTTTTTAATTCATCAGTTACGCTTTTAGGTTCACCTGCTGCAATTAATTCACGTAATCGGCTAATTAAATCCCCAATTCTGCAATCCCTTATACCGCCGATGACATAATCCACCGGAACGTATTTGGGCTTTTTATCAAAAACATCATTGAATATCGTTATCATCTTATCTTGGTTTGTGTGCAAACGTTACCCAATCTGGTTCAGGTTCAAAATCTTCTCCATGCCATTTTTTGCAGTATGCCATGCCATGCGTAAAATAATCGTCCTCCATCTGCTTTCGGCTGGCTTTTGTGGTCGGCTTTTTGGGTATTTGAACTGGGTCTGTATTGCTGGATACGGTATTTAGCCATTTATTAAAACCTGCCCGACACGATTGTAGTGTTCCTTTCCAGTTTGCCTTTTGCAGTGATAGTATATACTGTTCAAGATGCTTTGTTATAAACTCGCGATTTAATTTATCTTTGAACTTCAAGCATATGTTATCCCACCAAATCTCGTCTGTTTTCATAAACAGCATATCTGTCTGCCATATATTTATATTATCAGTATCACTATCAGTTACAGTATCATTATCAGCTTGAATTGGTTGACTTGGGTTAACCTCGGTTGACTTACGTTGACCCTTGTTGGCTGATTTTCTTAATTCAGCACTCTTTAGACCGCCTAATCTGCCAATTTCTGACCTTCTTGTGCATTCGTCCTGCCAATCTTTTAAATCCCTTTTTAATTGTTGTTTTATTGGCTCAAAAGCAATTTGCAGCAAAAGGTCATCCGTTGCTGGTGACAAATCATTAACATAGTCTAAAATAAATTTGAATAATTCTCCTGCCTTTTCGTTGGGAAGTTTATCAAGTGTTGCTTTTAGGTCAGCATACAAAATGAATGACTTTTTATTTTCAGCCATAAGTTAAAAACTGGAGGTCAGGTCGGGAAAGTCGCTACAACAAACATCGGCAAGATGCTCCGCGACCCAACGCTCCATTATTTTAATGATAAAATGACTATTGATTTTCTTGCCATAAAGATTATGTGTTGTAGCGACTGCAATATACTAATTATTTATTTAATTAAACAAGAGAAAGTTGTTTTTTCATGCTTACTACGTTTTTCATATTTGAAGCAGCAGTTTTAAAGTAGCTTTCCTTCAATTCAAATCCGATCGCTTTACGGCCCATTTTAACTGCTTGGTATGCTTCACTGCCAATGCCTAAGAACGGCGTAAAAACTGTATCGCCCTTGTTGCTATACAGGTGTATCAGTCTTTCAATCGTATCTAATTGAAGCGGGCAAATGTGCTTTTCGTCTGCATCTTCGCGGGCATCGCGTCCTTGTAATGTATTGCCATAGTCAATATCCATCCAAACCGGTGAAGCGTATTTTTGCCATAGGTCAACCGGCAAATCTGTATTTGTTACAGGGTTGTTCCTTTCGCCATCCTTTCTGAATATCATTACATAGTCAGGAATACCCACGCGGCTCATGGTGCTGTCTTTCTTCACTTGCTTATGAAGCAGTCCCAGTGCCTTTGTGCGCTGCATTTCGACAACAGGGTCTTTCCATATCGTAACACGTGAAGCATACACAAATCCAACATCCTCAAAAGCCTTTAGAATCATTCCGCTAAAGTCGCGCAGGCCGATAAATCCTTCTTTACCTTTTTGGATAGGTAAGTCCATACAATGCACGGCAACATTGCGCCCCGACATCATTACACGGTGCATCTCTTTAACAAGGTATGAGAATTGGGTAACAAACTCATTGTAGTCCTTGCTATTACCCATATCTTCAACGTGCGATGAATAAGTGTAAAGCGATGCAAACGGTGGCGAAAACACAGATAGGCCAACGCTTTCATTTTCCATGTCGCGTATAAGCTGGCATGAATCGCCGCGCTTGATAGTATACCACTCATTACTTTCAGATTCTACGTTGTAATTGGTTTCGGTTAACTGGCTGCCATTCAAATTTTGATTGATTGCCTTGCTCATTTCGTCTTGCATAAGTTCAAATTGTTTTTGTTTAAGATTAATTGATTCCTTTACGTTGCTCATGGTGTCGGTGGTTATCATGTAAATATTAACCTCATTTTCCTGACCGAAACGATACGAGCGTCTGATTGCCTGGTATAGCCCCTCAAAACTAAAATCTAATGAGGCGAATATCTGATTGCGGCAATTTTGGTAATTCATGCCAAATGAAGCTATCTTAGTTTTTGTGATTAAGATTCTGAATTGATTTTCAGCAAATCCCAAAAGTTTATCTTGTTTCCATTGGTCGGTGTCGCTGCCCTTTACTTCAACAGAACCATGTAGCATTTTTTTAAGCATTTCGCCCTCGTCATTGTGCTTAATCCAAATGATAAAATTCTCATCCGGTTTAGATTCAATGATTCTTACTACTTCTTGCAACCTTAATTCTTTTGTCAACCGTAACTCTGAATTGAAGTTAGTGGCCGAAATAATAGCATCGTTGAATAGTTGCCCGTTGTCGCGTTTTGGGGTAGCTATTTTACACTCAATCAGGTTAAGTGAGGGTAAGTTATACCCGTCCATCTTAAAGCCAATATCCGCAGGCTTATTGAGCATTATAGCCCATGTGCCGATAAACTGATAGAACAACTTAAATGCATGGCCCTTTATCCTCCATTTTGCCGTTTCTCCGCCATCGTGGACAAAATACATGGCTAACATTTGGTTCCGGCTCATTACGTCCAAAAATTCTGAATGGTTCCCTAATTCCATCGGGTCGTTAGGCGAAGGTGTAGCGGTGCAAGCTAACTTGTATGGGGTATAGATAAACGATTCAAGAATACTCTTTTTAGTTGCGCCTTCAAAGTTTTTCAGTATGCTCGATTCATCCAACACAACGCCCGAAAATATAGAGCAGTCAATATTATCCAGTTGCTCGTAGTTGCTTATTTGTATCGGCGCATTACTGCCATCATACCGGCAAATGTCAATGTGAAATTTAACCCCCTCTTTAATGGTTTGGCCTACAACTGCCAATGGTGCCAATATCAATACGGGCTTATTGGTTTGCTGATTCACATGATGCGCCCATTCAAGCTGCATTAATGTTTTACCCAATCCACAATCAGCGAAAATTGCATATTTACCGGCCCTTAATGCCCGTTTAACAATGAACTTTTGAAAGTCAAATAAATGAGTGTTAAGTTTTGAATCGTCAACATCAAATCCTGATTCGATGTGCGCTTTTTGTTTTTGGCGTAGAAATTCCTGATAATCTTCCATCGGTTAAAGTTTAAAAATTAAAGGTGAAGCGGGGGCAATGTATCGCCAGACACACCCGATGAAAGTTAGCCCGCCGCTTCGTATCCTATAAATATTGTTGTTTTACTTTCATCGTTATTAATGTCTGGCAGTGCAAATATAATCAGGTGTTCTGATTCTGCAAAGTTATTTACGACTCCCAATAAAAATTCTCCGCCCACCACTTCAATTCGACCAACCTGATTTTAGCCGCCTCAACTAACCTCTTATCCGTATCTTCCCCGATTAGGTCGGTCAGGAACGATAGGTCATACCGCCCCGAATCACTCCGCATCTCGCGCAGGTAGACCTCTACGGAACGGGTCGGGGTGAGGGTTTTAGGGTTGGGTATCATTAGAATAGTTCGGTTTGTGTTGATTTTGATTGCTCTATTATTCCCCTGGCGCAGTTTAAAATATGCAGCCCGGTTTCAGGATGTACACAGTTTCTATATATTTGGTCTTTTCTACTTTCAAACTTATATCCAGATAAATCAAAACCATGTACACGCTTTAATTCTGCGTTTGTGTCGTTTTTTATATCGGCCTCTTTAATTTCTGTTGGCATTATTTTAAAGTTGCTCCAAAATATATGCCTACCCATTTGTATTGTTGGCTTTATAAGCGGCTCGTAAAATGGATTTACATTCTCAACTACCCATAACCCATCAAAATAATGTTGCAGGAAAACTATTTCTTCATATAACCCAAAATCAGGAAACTTCTTTTCCACTCCATCACTATTTTTATGGCCCCAAAATCTTGCCCTGCTATGTGTTTGGCATGGTCGGCTGCTCCATATAAAATCAAATTCATGGTAGTGTCCAAGTAAATACTGATGTGCATCACCTATGATAACTGTATCATTAGGGAAGTGGTCAATATAAACTTGGGCTATATCTTTCCGATACTCAACCGCTGTTACTTCAATATCCCCCCCCCATAACTTTCTATTCCCACCGATACCGGCGTATAAGTTCAATACTTTCATCCCTGATAATTTACCGTTATCGCCTCAAATTGTTGCTCAATCTCTAATACCTGGGCGGTGTCGAGTAGAGATAGTTTTTCAATGATTACCGCCATCGCGTTTATCTTCTCATTATTTTCGTTAAGGACGCGGTTAATCGTTCCGTGTGAAGTCGGCAGATTCGCTTTCAACTCATTCGTGCAGTTTGCAAAAGCGTTCTTTCCACGATACATGATTCCTTTGAACTTTGGCGGCATGGGTAGTTTCGCGTAGAAATTATATTCCATGTCCAGCATCTTCATGTAGAATAGTTGCCGGTATAGTGATGCGGATAGTTTGTTGACTGTTTCCTGATTCATAACCTTTGTTTAAAATGCTCCATTAAATTCGCCCTGAGATAGCCGGGTATATTTGCTTTTGTAATCAGTCCTCCCGTTGGGTAATTCTATCTTCTTCGATTCTGTTACCGTTCTTGATTTCCGCACCGCTTCAATTTTGAACCTCCTTTTAATCTTGGACACATAAGAAGTGCTTACGCCAACCTCAGCAGCAACTTCATATCCTTTCTTACCTGATAATAGCAGCGAGGTTATAAGCAGTTGTCTTGTCTTTGATGGTTTCATGATATTGCTTTAAATATTCCCGATAAAGTCCTCTTATTACGGGTATTTGAGAAATAACGATTCTTAGTTCTTTGGATATTTCAGCGTCCGTTTTGCCCGATACAATTAAGTCAGTCGCTTTTTTATACTGGATAAGGTCGGGGGTCTGTGCGTAGTTCTTAGCGTAAACATGCGGTGCCTTATCACCAAGAACAACCTTGTCCTTAAACGTTTCCTTATACCGATTACTCCCGTTCCCGTTCCCATACGGGCTGATTCGTGCTGCTTGTTCCATTGTTAGAAGGTTATGAGTGATTTAAACTTTTCAAGACCGTAAGCGTTAGTCTTTTCGAGATGCTTCAATAAGTCCTTAGCTGTAATTTCTTCTAAATGAGATAGCCCGTTTTGTTTTACCCATGAGTTAGTGCCGAACTCACACGCACCGGTTATGATGCGGTAATACTGCTTGGTGATAATCGTGTCGGGCGTAATCGGGTCGTTCTTTATCTTCTCGGCAATTATCTTAAATTGCAGGTCTGATATAGCCTTTTTAATATCTTCTCCGTGAGCATAGCAATTGTCCTTATTGGCGATAAAAAACGATTCGTCCTTGTTTATTTTCTTAGCGGAATATATCTTAACAGTTTCGCCCTTGATAGTATGCTCTCTTTCTGCAATTATCTCGCAAAATATATCGTCTATTAAAGCGTATCGCTTATTATCCTTATTCCAAAAAAAGTTTTTGTTTATTTGGATAGCTGAAATTGTTGCGCCGATGTATTTTGATTCAGAATTCAAATACAAAGAGCCGCCCACGGTCGGGTTGAAGCCATCAGGTATCGAAGTCAGCGACCTCAAATCCAAAGAGGCACCCACGGTTGGGTTGAAGCCCTCCGGTATCGAAGTCAGCGACCTCAAATCCAAATAGCCACCCACGGTTGGGTTGAAGCCCTCCGGTATCGAAGTCAGCGAACTCAAATCCAAAGAGGCACCCACGGTTGGGTTGAAGCCCTCCGGTATCGAAGTCAGCGAACTCAAATCCAAAGAGGCACCCACGGTTGGGTTGAAGCCATCAGGTATCGAAGTCA